GGCACGAATGTCTGTAAATTTAAGGGAGTTACTGCGAAGATTGTCGCTGGTCGAATGTCCGGTGAGATGAACACTAGTTTAGGAAATGGTTTTACCAACCTCATGGTGTTTTTGTTCGCAATGTACCTACATGATATTCCTATTGGCTCTTTTGATGCCATTTTTGAAGGTGATGATTGTTTGGCTGTTTATGCTGGGCCCATGATTAGCTCGGATTTTTGGTCAAATCTTGGATTCACTGTTAAGTTGGAATATGTTGATTCGATAAATATGGCCTCTTTTTGTGGCCAAGTTTTTGATTTTGAAACGTTGACTGTCGTTACTGACCCGATTAAAGTTATTTTGAATTTAGCGTGGGTCAGTGCTCAGTATGGTAGGGCTAGTGAAAAGAAACTTAAGGGATTGTTGCGTGTTAAGGCCTTGTCCTTACTTTATCAATTCCAGGGTTGTCCTATTGTTCAGGAAGTAGCTCTTACTTACATACGATTAACGTCTAAATTTCACACAAAGATCGATCACACGATCGATGCTTATCATAAGCGTATTTGTCGTGAAGCAGTCAGGATGTCGTTTCAATACAAACCAGTTTCGATGGCTTCTCGCTATGTCATGGCTGATAAATTTCGTGTCACCGTGTTTGACCAAATAGTACTTGAAAATTATTTTCGAAATATCCAGGATGTTTCTCCTATTTGGCACCCAGTGCTTTATGACTACATCAAGACTCCCTGTTTTGTCTTTGATGAACGTTATGTGCATGGTGGGGACTGTGATTTCAGAATAACAGCCGGTGCCTTAGTTCAAGTTGCTAAATGAGTCAAAATCGAAACTTCGGTTCTCGTGCTAAGTATCAAAAGAAGAAGAAGAAAAATGGAGGCAATGGAAGTGAGCGAAAAGCCGCCATGTCCAAAAGCCCCGGGAAGAAACAAAAGAAAGTAAATAATCAGAATAATCAACGGATGAAGAAGGCTCCAACTTCTCAGTCCAGAGTTAGGAAGACAAATCGGCCTAAGTTTCAAACTTTGCCGAATGGTGATTGTATTATTACTCATCGTGAGTATGTTCAAGATATCACCTCTGGTCCTACTCTAAACTTCAATAACACACAACTTGCCATCAATATTGGCAACCGATTTATGTTTTTGTGGGCTTCTGCTATTGCTAAGAATTATGAGACTTATCTGTTTGAAAAACTAATATTCTCATTTGAAACTGAAGCTCCATCTACTGTCGGTGGTAGTGTTATGTTGGGTGTTGATTATGATGCCACGGATTCCGCGCCTAGTGCTAAGAATATTTTGATGGGTTTCCGTGGTAGTGTTCGTTCTGCTCCTTGGAACGAATGTAAGCATACTTCTGTTCGTGAGGATCTCAACAAGATGAAAGCGTATTTCGTGAGGCCTGGTGCTCAACCGGCCAATACCGATTTGAAAACGTTCGATGTTGGGAATCTTAACATTGCCACACAAGGCATTACTGCCAATACTGTTGTTGGTGAGTTGTATGTGGAATATCGAGTTAGGCTATT